TGTTTACACACCCCTACACCACTATAAGGACATCTCCTTATAACTTCTTAATAGTGTTTCACATGTCTGCTACTTTTCTATTAACATACCTTATGTGGTACAGGCTAGATTCGAACTAGCAACACTCTGGGCTTCACTCAGATGCTCTACCAATTGGAGCTACTATACCATTTAAAAGAGAGAAATTAATGTAACTGTGTTTGTGTATACAAATTCTTAAGATTTGCGTGTCTACCAATTGCACCAAATAGTTTTGCAACTATTAAAGGATTCGAACCTTTATTTTACGAAGTAAGTTATCATTTTACTACTCTTTTATTTTTTGTGGGGAAGGCTGGAATTGAACCAACAATTTAAATTTCACATATTTTAATTTTGCCTTACGAAGTAACTTATAATCTCAGTATCATTGCTGAACAATATGACCTAAGTATTTTTGTATTTTTCTTCCCCATTGTAAGTTTATAGTTCTTCAACTTGCACATCCCTAAAGAATCGAACTTTATCCTAAGGTTTTGGAGACCTATTGGCTGCCATTAGCCTGAGATGTATTTAATTAATTTTTTCTATCTTCCCGAAGTATAGATTACATTTCTGTAAGTTTCTCACTAATCTATTAATTGCACATTTTTTATCACGAAGCCTGTACAAATCCTACTCATATATTCCATTATTTTTTCTCTTATCTATATATTATATTATATTATATATTTTCATAAGATTAGGTCCTGGAACAACAAAATTAATTTTCTTTAAGCCACTCTGTTACAATTTGATTGCTACAAGACCAGTGTTTACCTGTCCATTCACATTCAAATCTATGACTATTACCCATTTGGGTCTTAGTACGGACTATGTACTTACCAGGTTTATCTGGTTGCTCTTTTAGATTGTCTATCCATTGCATATTTATAATTTTAGTACTACCACTAAGATTCGAACTTAGGACCTATTGCGTGTAAAACAATTGCTCTGAACCAGACTGAGCTATGGTAGTATATTGTGGACTCTACAGGATTTGAACCTATGACCTTCTCGTTATGAGCGAGTTGCTACTAACCAAGCTGAGCTAAGAGTCCATTAATAAAGAAAGGAGAAATTGAGAAGAGTTTATTTTGTGCAAATTATATATTAGCGAAGTAACTCTTCTCTTACTACCTTTAAATATTTTGAGGACTGTGGAGGATTCGAACCTCCAACCATTTGCTTAACAGGCAAAAGCTCTACCCTTGAGCTAACAATCCAATTAAAAGAGAGAATAAAATAATAAGGATATAGATGTTTTGATTCCATATCTAGAAAGAATGTTCCTAAAATACCCTTTAGTATAGGTAGAATAAAGTTTCAATTAGTTTTTCCTTTATTCAACTGTTCTTACGTCATATTTAGTATGTTCAGGCATATGCCTGTAATATAAAAATTTACGAAGTAACTTATTACTAACTACTCTTTTAGTGAAGATAGAAGGATTCGAACCTACAACCCTCATCTTAGAAGGATGATGCTCTATCCAATTGAGCTATATCTCCAATTGTACATTTTAATGAGATGTACTAACTCTTACTATCCAATATGTCAATGAGCTTACATTGAGCTACAAGTAGGACTCGAACCTACAACTGCTAGTTTACAAAACTAGTATTCTACCAATTGAATTATTATAGCATAAAAGAGGGAAATTTAACAAACTTGTGAGATTTCTCTCGGATGGATTTGAACCACCAACAGATTGTGTATGAAACAATTACTCTACCAATTGAGTTACGAAGTAAGTTTGCTATTACCACCCTTATATTTTATTTTGCGGATTATAAGAGATTCGAACTCTTAGCACTACATAGACAGTGTAGCATGTTAACCATTGACACCAATAATCCTTATTATTTCTAACATCTGTTCATGTGTCATAGAATTTTTTAAATGATTCATAGCAACACTAATAAACTGGATATTATCTTTGTGATAACCTTTAGAAGAATCTATTCTATCTAAACTAATAGTATAAATAGGGTCATTCTTTTTATTATTATCAGATTCTGAAAGTTTTACTTTAGAATAAACACATATTCCTTTTTGTTTATCCCAAACTTCTTTCATTTGTTCTAATGTTAAAGAACAATCTTGTTTTCTATAACAAGCTCTTCTTAAATGAGGTCTAAACAATGTAAATTCATCTCTTCTGTTTCCAGGATTAAGATGTTCTACATTTCTCTCTACACCATCTAAATTAGAAATATTAGCTATTCCTAAGCAAGTTCTAGAACAGTAATTTTTTCTATTTAACTTTAAGTTTCTTTTAATTTCAGAAACATCTTTATTAAATAAGGTGTTGCAACCATCACATTTTATTTCTTGTTGTTTTCTTATGTATTTCATAATACAAAGATACAAATTAATTGTGGAATACACAAGAAATATTTTTGTGGAAGTGGAGATGTGCGGACTCGAACCGCAGTCTTTAATACTCCTATATATAATACTTTATACAGCTTATTCTCCAACACTTATTTAAAGACTCTGTTGGGACAGTCTATGAAATCAAATCGCTAGTTAGCTTATGCAGCTATTGCAACCTGTCTTGTTCCCCAAGATAAATCTTGAGAAGGAGATACAGATTTTCTCTCTCCTTTGTGTACTACCATCATTGGAGTACTAAATGTGTAGTTTATATCAACTACTTCTTGTGCATCATTATCAATGTTTCCATTTATTCAATTCACCTTAGTTTTAACCAGTTATCTCTCTGGGCTGAATATTATATAAGTCTTACCAAATCAAATCCAGGTCATCCCCATATATTACTTTCTTAAAGAAAGTTCATTTTCAAAAGTCTTTCTCCAAAACTCTCTCCCTTTTCCATTAACAGGAAAGTATATTCTAGTTTTACTTTTTTTTTTAATGCAATTTAGTGTATTTTTAATATGAGCTGTTGACATATCACATACACTAACTCTAGAACCATCTTTTCTAATCCAGAAATGTTTTGCATTAATGTAAGAACTTACAAAATAAGTACTTGTTATCCGTATCTCTTTCATATTAATAATACTTTGCAAAGATAAATAATAAAATTAAACCCTGCAAGTACAGGGTTTAATTTTTTAAATATTTTTCTTTATTTAATCATTTAAAAGCCTGTCTATTTTACTAGCAATCTTATAATTTTCTTTAGCTAGAACCTCTAATTGTTCAGACTCTAACTTAGCTCGTTGCATTTCTTCAAGCTTAATTTTTCTCTGCTCTTCAGCTTTCTTACCTATATCATTTAATTTAGATATAGTTTGTTTAAACACTGATAATACATTGTCAGATTCTTTAGCTAGTGAATCTGGTGTTGGTTTTGTATTGAATATATCCATAGTTTAAAATCTTTGTTTTCCCCAATTTCTATACTCATTCCAAAAATGGGTTCTAGCTTCTTTAGTGAATTCCCCATCTTCCAATGCTTTCTTCAAAGCTAGTTGTCTTCCAATTTCTTTGTTAAAATTGTCATTTGGATGACATCTGGAATATCCTATAGAGATATATCCCAAATCTTCTTTACCTTCTTCAGCTTGAAGAATTTTGCATTGAGTGTGACGTACTGGATTTTCTGAATCCAAGTTTTCTTGGATATGTAAGAACTTAACAATATATGCTAAGCCTACTAATCCTGGCAATAATACTCTCATAGTATTTAGTGAATTAAATTAATAGTTATTTTAAATAGAGGGGAGAAATTATCTCCCCTTGAAACTTATATTACTACTCTTTTCACTTTTTCTAAGTGATGGGCAGCATTGAATTCAGATGTAGCAATATCATCAAACATTGCATATCCGTATCCATAGTAATATCTTACCTTATCTCCTGCAATACAGTTAGTACCATATCCAGCTAAGTCAACTGAATATACATAAGGATTGCCTGATTTCTCAACATACCCCATATAGCTCTTATAGCTATTGCCAATATTACATTCATTATCAGATAAGATAAATACTCTAGTATATTTATTACCAGAAGCATTTGCAGTATTCCAAGCTGATGCTAAACTAGTTCCTCCCATATTTGCACTACTTAAGTTTTTAGCTAAAGTAAATACATCAACATTGGGATTATACTGCACATATTTAGCAGAAGAACCAAATACAATTATATCTGCATTGGTAGCTATTGCTATTGTAGCTGCAACAAGTGCTGCTTTATGTGCGCATAATACACCAATCTTACCATTAGGTAGTCTAATAGGAGTATGCATAGAACCAGATTGGTCCAAGAATATACAGTTATTTCCTGGTAGCATTTCTGCTAAATTAGGAATAGCTTCAATATATCCTTTAGCTAATGCCTGTGATATTTGTCTAGAGTAAGGAGTATTAAACTCAGAGAGCATAATATCATTTGCCAAATCTAGTTGATATGGCATTATTTTTCCTTCTCTAATCAATCTTGGATTGGAAACTAATTCACACACCTTACTGACAGTATCTGGGTCTGGGTTATTGATAAGAATGTTTCTTAAATTTCTCAAACAAGCCAGTATACCCAGTTTGTTTGTATCAAGAAGTTCTTTCCAATTATCAGATTTTGCCTGCTTTAAGACTTGCTCTGCTTCATCTTTATCCAACTTACCTTCCTTAACAGCTTTTGCTACAATTTGTCCTGCTTCTCCTTGGTTAACTTCCCAAGTATTTGCTGACACATTGTAACCTCTCATTATTGCATCTAAAGTATAGACATCTTTATCCTCATATTTAACTATAGCACCTGATTTTTCTCCAGATGGGTGTGTTAAATTGATTACATCTATAAGTTTAGATTTGTATTTCAATAATGA